GAACAGGATCGCCGTCCTGGCTAGGTCCGTTTTCGTGACCTCCGACGGGACGATGCTGGCTCAAGCGAGCCCTGGCATTGTCAAGAGCGGCACGTTTATCACCGCCTCCTTCAACTCTCGCATGAGAGTCATGTTGGCCTACATCATTGGCGCCCTATGGGCGATCGCGATGGGGGACGACGGAGCGGAGCAAACGGTGTTAGACGCAGTCAAGAAGTATGAGGCCTTGGGCTTCACCATCACGGACTACAAGGCGTGCGAAGGGGATTCATTTTCCTTTTGCTCACACCTCATCATGGAGGCTAAGGCCATCCCTGAGAACTGCTACAAGTCCCTCTACAAGCTCCTCAGCAAGGAGATTACGGAGGAAGACCTGGAAGAGTTCACGACGGTGTACCGCCACTTGCCGGAGGTCGACAAGATCCTGGCAGTGATCCGCCGGGTGCAGTAGGCGCCCGGAAAACAAACTGTATAATTGTAATCTAGTTAGTTAGTCATGAAGTCCAAGAAGACTTCGCGCCGTTCCAAGGCGCAACCCAAGAAGAGGCAACCTGCCCAACCACGCTCTCAGACTAAAGCCGCGGTCCCTAGGACTGTGACTGTGCCTAAGCGCATGGTCGAGCAGGTTTGCGGGCTGAACGATCCGTTCTGTCCCGCTGCGAACGGGGCGAAGCAGCCTGATAATTCAGGCATTCGTTCCCTCTCCTACCCCATTCACCAGCGGTATTCAATTACCACTGATGCGAATGGGGACGGAGGAATCCTCTTCGTCCCGCAGTACTTTTACAACCCAGCACTCGTGGGTACCTTCACAGGTACCTCGGGGGTGTTCGGTCCATTTGTTGCGGGAACTCGTTTGTCTGGCGTCACTGCGTACCGCATCGTGTCGTGGGGAGTCAAAGTGAAGCGCGTCTGCGCCCCGCTGACTTCCAGCGGCACCGTGTACATTCGCGGCTACGCCGACAAAGACGGAGCCAACATGGTCACCACTGACACGGCGGCCTACAACAGCGACTTTTCGTCAGACGCTGCTTTGCAAGACTGCCGCGAGATCGCGGTGATCGGTCGTAGGACCGACGAGACCAGCATGCTGTTTCGCCCAATCTACGACTCCACGCCCACCACCAACCTGGTCGATTGGGAGTCCCCCGGCTGGGGGCCCATTTCGATTTCGGTCAATGGCGGGCCGGTTTCCGTCGCGGTCCTGAACGTTGAATTCTTCATGAACATGGAGCTCACGTTCTCCGACGCCGAGACCCTGGGCCTGCTCATGACCCCGTCCCCGCCTTATAACGACATCCTCGTGGATGCCGCTAAGAAGGTGTCCTCAGAAGCCAAATCTGTCTTCCTTGAGGGTGCCCGAGAGGCAGGGGCCTACGTGGTCAACAAGGCTGCTAAAGCCTTGGCCACGGCCCTCGCCATGAAGATGGGAGGGCCTCGAGCGGCCCAACTGGCCATCGCCCTGTAACAGGACGCGGCCCAGCCAC